AGATAATGGCACAAAGAAAAGAAAAACCTATACGACGAACCACAGGCAAAGGCGGTAATTATCGCTCCACTAAGTCTGGTGCAGGTATGACAAAAAAAGGTGTTGCCGCTTATCGTCGTAAAAATCCTGGCTCTAAATTAAAAACTGCTGTTACAGGAAAAGTTAAGAAAGGCAGTAAAGCAGCAAAAAGAAGAAAGTCTTATTGCGCAAGATCATTAGGTCAGTTAAAAAGAAGCTCGGCAAAAACTAGAAACAATCCTAATTCAAGAATTAGGCAAGCAAGAAGAAGGTGGAAATGTTAAATGGTTAAATCAACAAAAAATAAAAAAACTGTTAAAAAAGTTGTTAAAGGTTTGAAAAAAGCAAGTAAATTACATGCTAAACAAGCAAAGTCATTATCAGCTCTTAAATTAAAAAAAGGTGGTGCGGTAAAAAGTAAATCTCGTGTTAATGAAGCTGGTAACTATACAAAACCAAGTATGAGAAAAAATTTATTTAATAAAATAAAAGCAGGAAGTTCTGGTGGTAAACCAGGTCAGTGGTCTGCCAGAAAAGCGCAAATGCTAGCTAAACAATATAAAGCAAAAGGTGGCGGTTATAAATAATGGCTCTTAAAAAGACACAAAAATCTTTAAAAAGATGGGGCAAACAAAAGTGGAGAACGCCTAGCGGTAAAAAATCATCTGTAACTGGTGAGGTATACGCTCCATCAGCTACTATTAAAAAATTAAAATCTACTAAAAAAGGAAAAGCTAAACTTGCGCGGGCTAATCAAAAAAAGAGAGCTGCAACAAGAAAAGGCAAACAACATGCTAAACATGGTTTACATAAAGGTAAAAAAAGGTAATAATAGATACTATGGTTAAAGGAAAAAAAAGTTCTGGGAAAAGACCAGGTTTATATGCTAATATTCATGCCAAAAGAAGAAGAGGCGAACGCATGAGAAAAAAAGGAGCAAAAGGCGCTCCTACTGCGGCAAACTTTAAAAGAGCTGCACAAACAACTAAAAAAAGGAGTTAATTATGATGAAAAAATCTAAAGGTTACAGAGGCGGCGGTGCTGTAAAAAAATCTAAAGGATATAGAAAAGGTGGCGCTGTTAGAAAAAAATCCAAAGGATCAAAAAGAGGCGGAAAAAAATAAAATAAGATTTGGGGAGATTTAATGTCTTATTTAATATCTAATGTCCCATACTTTAAGGTGTGGGTAAGAAAAGAATTTACGTCTGGTCATCAAAAATATCATGGTGAATTTATTCACGGATTAGCGTTTGCAGTTAATTCTATTCCAGACAGATCTTTATCATTTCAAGTTGTTTTTACTGGATGTGAAATAGATTACGATGATCATGAAACAAAAAATGTTCACGGTGGTGCTATGTGGGCTAGAATGCCTATACAAGGTTTAGTAGCTGATATACCACTGGATGAATGGCCTGACAGAATGGAAAATCATTTATGTCAACCGTGGGACTGCATGTCTCATCATCATTCAGTAATAGTTATGGACAGAACATCATCATCGCCTTGGTATGCAAAAATAGACGGTGAATTTTATTTAGCTAAATATATTTTTACTGTTGATTATACTGAACATGAAATAGCAGATAGTCCAGATCAACATAAACAAAGTCATGTATTGTATTTGACAGAAGGTAAATGGAAGGGAAATATTGTAGCGTTGCCAAACAACAGGGTTAGAGTAACAAATCCTGCATTATGGCAAACTGGAGAAGGTGCGCCAGATTTTATTCCTAGTCAACAAATTCATAGTAGCGAAGAACACGAAAGCTATACAGACTCAAATATTACTTTTGATAATTTATACAATAAATCTAAATAGGTTTACATATTAAAGTTTTTGGTTGACATTTGTAGACAAATAACTACTTATGTATTAATGCAAGATTTTGAAGTAATTCAGCATGTGTTAAAAATTGTTAGGGAAAGACAAGAAGACCTTGCCTCTCAGCTTATAACAGGTTCTGTAGAAAATTGGGAAATTTATCAAAATATTGTAGGGCAGTTGCAATCGCTAAGTTATGTAGAGTCTGAAGTTAAGTCAATAATGAACATAATGGATGGCAATGATGGTTAAAGAGTTAGTAGTTCCTGATAAATATGTAAAAGAAAAAAAATCAGGTTTTAAGTCAGCGTGGGTTAAGGAAGAAGATAGATATCTTGATCCTACAAAAATTAATTTAACATTAAAAGAAAAACTTCCAAACCCTACGGGTTGGAGAATGTTGATTGTACCTTATCAAGGTAAACAAAAAACTGACGGAGGTATTCACATACCAGATCAAATAAGAGAAAGAGAAGCTTTAGCTACTTCTACTGGTTATGTATTAAAAACTGGACCAAACTGCTATAAAGACAAGAATAAATTTCCTGAAGGACCTTATTGTAAAGAAGGTGATTGGGTTTTAATTGCTCGTTATGCAGGCACTAGAGTTAAATTAGAAGATTTTGAAGTTCGCATTTTAAACGATGATGAAATTTTAGCAACAGTAGCAGATCCTGCTGATGTAAAAAACTTTTAGGAGATAACAATGGAAAACATAGAAAACGAAGTCCCAGAAGAAGAAAATATTGTTCTTGAAAATAAAGAGGAAGAAAATCCTAATGAGGTAGAAATAAAAGATACTTCAGATAATTCTACAGAAGAACAATCTTTGTCTGAAGAAGAGTTAGATAAAAGAAAAAATAAAACTCAAACTCGTATTAATGAATTAACAAGAAGACGGCGTGAGGCTGAAGAAAGAGAAGCTGCTGCTTTAGAATATGCAGATGCTATGAAAAGAAAAGCTGAGTCTTTACAGTCTAAAGTAAATAATACTGATGTTGGTTACGCTACTGAATTTGAAGCTAGGGTGTCCTCTCAAGCTGAACAAGCTAAATCTGCTTTAGAAGAAGCAACAGAAGCTAATGATCCAAAAAGAATTGCAGCGGCTACAGCAGCTATGGCTCAAGTAGAGATTGAAAAGGAAAGAGTTAGACTTTATAAAAATCGTATAAAACAACAAAGTCAGCAACCTCAAACAATTGAACCAGACTTTCAACCTCAAGCTCCAGTCAGAAAACCAGACCCTGATCCAAAAGCAGTTTCATGGGCTGATAAAAATGAATGGTTTGGAGATGATAGAAAATTAACAAGTGTTGCTATTGGTCTTCATAGTGATCTTATTAGTGAAGGTTTTGACGGTTCTTCAGATAGTTATTATGAGGAATTGGATAAACGCTTGAAACCTTGGCTTGGCGCTGCTGGCAAGGAAACTGAAGAATTTACAGAAACTAGCACAACTCGTAACTCACCTGTAGCTTCTGTAACAAGTGGAAGAGGAGTTGCAAAAAAATCAAAAACTGTTAAATTAAGTAGATCCCAACTGGAGATTGCCAAAAAACTTGGTGTTCCGAAAGAGGAATACGCCAAAGAAGTGGTAAAACTTCAAGGGAATAGGAGCTAAAAATGGCTAAAAAAGAAATTATCGATGAACCTGTAGCTAATGAAGCAGCGGACAGAGATTCACGGAATAAAGACACAAGAAAAGCTTCAACACGCCCTGTACAATGGCGGCCAGCTAATAAATTGTACGCCCCGGATGCTCCAGACGGATTTATTCACCGTTGGATTCGAGCGGAAACACTAGGACAAGAAGATAAATCTAATGTCCATCGCCGAATGCAAGAAGGTTTTGAATTAGTAAGAGCGGATGAGTATCCAGATTCTGATTTACCGGTAGCCGATGGTAAGCACGCAGGAATTGTCGGACTAGGAGGTTTGTTGTTAGCAAGATTCCCAGAGGAATTAAGGTCCCAGAGAAACAAATATTATAATGATAGATCTGGACAACAAATGGAAGCAGTTGACAATGACTGGATGAGGGATAATAACCCTTTAATGCCAAAGGACGCACCGGAAAGAAGATCACAAGTATCATTTGGTCAACCCCGAAACGATAAGTAATTATTGTTTCACAACTAAAAGGAAAAAAATATGGCAAATCAAGATGCCCCCTTTGGTTTACGTCCGATTAAAATGGTAGGCGGCGGTGATTTCACTGGCGGTCAAGATAGATTTACTTTAGCAAGCGGTTACAATACCAACATCTTTCAAGGGGATCTCGTAGAACCTCTTGCTGCGGGAACAGTTGGAAGAGTACCTGCTGGTCAAACAAATCGTATTCTTGGCGTGTTTAATGGAGTTAGATATACTAATCCAACTACAGGCACACCTACTTGGGCGAACACCTATCAACAACCTGTAGCAGCATCAGACATAGAAGTCTTTGTTATTACAGACCCAAACGTTGTATATGAAGTACAAGCTGATGCAGCATTCCCAACATCAGGATTATTTGCAAATTATGATATTGTAGATAATTCACCTGTTGGAAGTTCAACAGCTGGTATCTCACATGTAGAACTTGACGTAGGAACCGGCGCGACAACAGCAGGACTGCCTTTAAAAGCACTGCAAATTAGTACAGAACCAGAAAATGACGATCCGTCAACTGCTAATACTAATGTTCGCGTTATTATTAACAATTCAGTGTATTCCGCTGGAACAGCTGGCGTATAGGAGGTTTAAATGGCTATATCACGCGCACAACTCGCAAAAGAACTAGAACCAGGCCTCAACGCTTTATTTGGACTTGAATATGCCAGATATGGTGATGAATCCGCAGAGATTTTTGAAACAGAATCTTCTGATAGAGCATTCGAAGAAGAAGTAATGCTTGTAGGATTCGGCAATGCTGCTGAAAAAGCTGAAGGCGCAGGCGTACAATACGACTCTGCTTCAGAAGCTTATACTTCAAGGTATACTCACGAAACAATCGCACTTGCGTTTGCATTAACTGAGGAAGCTGTAGAAGACAATCTTTATGATCGTCTTGCAAACAGATATACCAAAGCATTAGCTAGGTCTATGAATCACACAAAACAAGTTAAAGCGGCTAACGTTTTAAACAACGCATTTAACAATGCATTTACTGGAGGCGACGGCGTTGAACTTTGCTCAACAGCTCACCCACTTTCATACGGCGGTACATTCGCTAATGAGCCAGTTACAAATGCTGACTTAAATGAAACTTCTCTTGAAAACGCACTAATTGATATTAGTAATTTCGTTGACGAAAGAAATATGATTGTTGCTTTAAATGGTACAAAACTCGTTATTCCATCACAACTAAGATTTGTTGCTGACAGAATATTAGAGTCTACTATGCGTCCAGGAACTGCTGATAATGACATCAATGCGATGAGAAATACCAGCGCTTTACCTGGTGGTTATGTAGTTAACCATTTCTTAACAGACCCAGATGCATTCTTCGTTATGACTGATGCACCTAATGGTTTAAAACACTTCGAAAGAAGCCCGTTAAGAACAGCTATGGAAGGTGACTTCAACACAGGAAATATGAGATACAAAGCTCGGGAGCGTTACAGCTACGGGTGGTCAGATCCTCGTGGAATCTATGGTTCTACAGGTGTTTAATTAACACTCAATATTCTGAGGAAAAGGGTAGTTTCGGCTACCCTTTTTTTTGTCTTGTGTTTTGATTCGATATTTCATATTATAAATATACTTTGACAATCATTTTGATTGACAGACACTCAACTGACAAAGGAGATATAAAATGAGTAAGACAACTTTTTCAGGTCCTATTAAATCAGGTCCTGTACAATCAACAACAGGTACTAACGTACAAAGCAATATTGCTGACGTAGGTTTTACAGTAGTTTCACAATCTGCTGCTGTAACACAAACTGCTACAGACCCAGCAACAACTATTATTATTCCTGCTTTTAGCAGAATTTTATCAATTCAATTATTTGTAACAACAGCTTGGAATGGCGCTGCTTCAACAGCAGGTCTTGGATGGGATGATGGTACAATTGTAGATGCAACAGCCTTAACTACTGCAACTTCTGTTGCTGGTGGAACAATAGGAATGGACACTGATAATATTGAGCCGGGTGCAAATGCTACTAGAACAAATAATTGGTTAGATACTGGCACAAACAAAAAAAGAATTAGACTTTTAAGTTCTAATGCTGGTGCAGGTGTAGGAACTCTTGTAGTAAATTACGTTCAAGCACAAAGCAAAGTATTTACTGTTTAGGAGGCTTAAATGGCTGGACCAACTGAAGTCGCAAACTTAGGAGCAAGTGCTACTCAAGTTTTAGTTAATCCAAAATCTTCAGCTCCGAATGTTAAAAACATTGGAGGACCTAGTACTTTTGCTTATTTTAAAGGTGCTTATTTTGAAGCTGGTGCTGGAGGTGAGGGTACTTTAAAAATCCAAACTCAAGTTAACGGCACATGGACTACTAAAACTGAATATGCTTTAGCAGCAAATGCGGATGACTCTGTGTATGTTCCTGGAACACTAGGAATACGTTTAAAAGACGGACTAAGAGTTTTGACTAACGCTAATATTGCTAACGCTCAAATATTTTATACCTAGTTTAGGGGGTTATAATGGAAATGGATTTACTCTGGAATGTTGGGTTAACCATTCTCATAGCCCCTGGAACTTATGCTATTGCTAATTTATTTGTTAGAATGAATAAAGCACAACAAGATATAAATGATTTTAAAGTTGAAGTAGCTAAAGAATATGTTTCTAAAGAAGATTATCAAGATAGTCTTGAACAGGTTTTAAGAAGATTTGATAAAATAGAAAGTAAAATTGATAGGATTATTGAAGGTGGCTAGTGGTCGTTCTCAGTTTTCTAAACTTACTAGCACTTACAGTGGTAAATCTAAGCGTAAAAAAAACAAAGGATGTGGAAAAGTTATATCCAATAGAAGAAAGACAACAAGGTACACATAATGACATTAAGCGGATCAACAAACTTTGAATTAAATGTAACAGAATACATCGAAGAAGCTTATGAAAGATGTGGTTTAGAGTTACGCAGTGGTTATGATTTAGAAACTGCTAAAAGGTCTATGAATTTATTGTTTGCTGATTGGGCTAACAGAGGCCTTAATCAATGGACGGTTCAACAAACAATTACAACATTAACGCAAGGCACTAATTATATATCGCCTGGTGCTGATACTATTGATGTTTTAGATGCAGTTTTAAGAAGAACAGTTAACGGAAAAACTAGCGATATGTCTATGAATATGATAAGTCGTGCAGAATTTTTAAACATTCCTGATAAAGAAAATCAAGCTAGACCTAATCAATATTTTTTAGATAAACAAATTAATCCTAAACTTTATTTATGGCCAACACCAGAAAACAGTACTGATCAAATTGTATTTAATCGATTAGTTCGTATGGACGATGCTGATTCTCCCACGAACACTGTTGATATGCCTTTTCGTTTTTATCCATGTCTTGCTAGTGGTTTAGCTTACATGTTATCTGTTAAAAAAGCTCCTGATAGAATGCAAATGTTAAAAGCAGCTTATGAAGATGATATGAGAAGAGCTATTGATCAAGATGAGTCTAGAGCTTCGTTTAATGTAGCTCCAGACATGAGAAGTTATAGGTTAAGATAATGTCTTATGCATTAGGAAAATTTGCTATTGCTCTTTGTGATATTTGTGGGCAACAGTATAAATTAAGTGAATTAAGAAAACAATGGAATAACTGGAAGGCTTGTTCTGAATGTTATTCACCTAAACAACCTCAACTAGAAATACCTACAAATACTGTTGATCCTGAAGCTTTATATGAACCAAGACCAGATATGGATGTAGAAGCTGGTGATGGTGTTGTAAGAACGGAAAATCCAGGATTTGTCAATACAGAGGAAAATGTGATAGGATCAAGCTTTAGATTTAATTCTATAAATGGAAATATTGGAACAGTAAAAGTAACAACTACATGAGTAATAAATGGCTTATACATACACAACATTAAAAGCAGCTATCCAAGATTTTGTAGAAGATTCTGGTTCTACATTTATTGCTAATTTAGATAACTTTATTCAAAACGCAGAACAGAGAATTTTTTCTGAAGTAGATCTTCCTTTAGACAGAAAGAACTCTACAGGTAACTTAACAACTGCTAATAAATATTTAGCAACACCAGAAGATTTTTTATCAACATATAGTTTAAGTGTTATATCAAACAATACTCATCATTTTTTATTAAATAAAGATGTTAATTTTGTTCAAACCTATAATCCTGATCCTAGTGTAAAAGGTCTTCCAAAATACTATTCTTTATGGGACGATAATACCTTTATTGTAGGACCGTGTCCTGATCAAGCTTATGAGGTCGAGCTTCATTATTATTACAAACCTGAGTCTATAACAACATCAGCAACAGGTAATTCTTGGTTAGGAACAAATGCACAAAACGCTCTTCTTTACGGATCATTGGTAGAAGCTTACACTTTTTTAAAAGGTGAGCCAGATCTTATTAAACTTTATAACGATAGATATAGAGAAGCATTATCTAGATTAAAAAATCTTGGTGAAGGCCGCAATCGTACCGATGAGTATCGTTCCACTATTATAAGGCAGAGGGTAACATAATGTTTTCACAAAAAGTAGAAATGACAACAGGTGATGTCAAAGTCATAACAACGCAAAACAGAGGTAAAACTCCAGAAGAAGTCGCTGAGATGGCAATGGAAAGAATTATTCATGTAAGCGGTGAAGCACCTGATATTATAAAACAACAAATTAACGCTTACCAACAACAGCTTTTTCATGTATTAGTATATTATATGAAAGAAATGGTTCAAAGCGATCGAACTAATGTCATTAACCTTCTTGAGAAAGAAGGTCATAGTTCGTTAGCTGACTTAATAAGGAGAATGTAAGAATGGCAATAACTCAAGCAATGTGTAGTTCCTTTAAGCAGGAATTATTACAAGGTCTTCACAACTTCACTAATGGAAGTGGTGGTGGCACTACAACATCAACTGGTACTGGTAATACTTATTACTGTGCGTTGTATACTAACTCAGCAAGTTTAGGAGCTACTACAACAGCATATACTACCTCTAACGAAACCACGAATACTGCTGGATCAGCGTATAATGCTGGTGGACAAGGTTTAACTAACGTAACACCTTCTTTAGATGGTACTACAGCTATTACTGATTTTGGCAATGTAACTTGGTCTGCAAGTTCATTAACAGCTAGAGGGGCTTTAATATATAATTTTAGTCAATCTGGTAATAATGCAGTATGTGTATTAGATTTTGGGAGTGATAAAACAAGCTCTGCTGGTGATTTTACAATTAATTTCCCGGCTCCAGCTGCGTCTACTGCGTTAATTAGAATAGCTTAATTAAATAAAAGGAAAGGCTAATGGCTCTCAAGTTTTTTGACAGAACCAAACAAGATGCCACAACTTCTGGAACTGGCACTTTTACCCTTTCTGGTACAGCGGCTGATGGTGGTTTTAGAACATTTGCCTCTGTCCATGCTAGTGGTGATGAAGTATTTTACTGTGCTGTTGACAGCTCTAGTGGTAATTTTGAAGTTGGCCAAGGAACTCTTACATCCGGAGGTAACTGGACTTTAACTCGTGACATAGTTAAAAGCTCAACCAACTCAAATAACAAAGTTAATTTTGCCTCACCACCAGAAATATTCTCCACATATCCAGCTGAAAACGCTGCTTTTTCTGATACAACCCTTGCAAGTAATGTTGTTGAAACAGACGCTGTTTTTGACGAAACATTGACAGCTAACAAAGCTCTTAGTGGTCAATTTAAGGGTACTCTTCAATTTAACAAAGCCTTCTTTACTATTTCTGATTATACAGTTGCATCAGGTCAAACATTAACTGTTACTGATAGTGCTGATTTATATGCTGTTGATATAGCCTCTGGAACAGTTATGGATAGAACAGCAGATTTTACCGATGATGTAACTATTTCTTCCGATACTATGTTTTCACCAGGTATTAATGCTTACGCTACTGTTACAATAGCAAATAACGTAAAAGCCACTGTTTCTCCTGTAGGAACAACTTTTGTAAATAATGGTGCAGGTATAACAACAGGTGGCCCAATATCATGGAAACTACCAACATCAGATGGAGCTGCTAACACAGAAATTGTTACAGATGGTAAAGGTGGTTTTGCTCTTAAAGGTGCAGCAGCAACAAGTTCAGATGGCACTGTTATTTTAAGTCCAACTACCGAAATTCTTATTTCTACATTTGATTTCAATTCTTACACACCTTCTGCTCCAATAGAAAGTTTAGAAGTTTTGGTTCCTAATACTGTTGCAGCTAGTGCTGATCTTATAGAAAGTTTTAGAATAAAGTGGGTAGGTGTTAATCTTGGAGGAGCAGCTAATTCTACTAATTATCAGGAGAGTTTAATACATTCTCTTGCTCCTATAACTTCTGCTGGTGGCGATGTAATATTCGATAACACCTCTGCTGAGTGGCAAAGTTATGGAATTACCAAAAACAATAGCACTAGTTGGTCAAGCGCTCAAGGTTTTACAAGCGGTAAAGGCAGAACATGGAGTGTTTCAAATGGTAGTTACGAATCTAATACCTATGGCTATGCTTTATGGGGTTATCAAGGTGCGCCTCAAATGTCTTCAAGAGGTAGTTCTAGTTACTATGGTCCTACTATCGAGAACAATCCTTTTACAAGTGATGAAAATACTTACATGAGAACTAATATAACTGGTGAAATTTATGTAATGAACAATAAATACAGTTTCGACACCCAACAAACTTTTCAATGGAATGGATATAGTGGCACTTATAGTTTTAATCAATATAATTATATGGGCGGTGGTAGACCTTCACAAAATCAAAACAATACTGTTTATCATTCACAAACTGGTCGAGCAAAAGGTATGAGGATGTATTTTTTGCCATATGATAAAAATAGACAAGGTAGTTGGGGTCTTGTTTCTGGAAGAATAGAAGTTTTTGCTACTTTGAAACAGGATGCTGCACAAATAACAGTAGCATGATAATTTGCAATACAATAAAATATAGGTTAAAAAGGTAATATTATGGCATCGTTAATAAAAACAAATAAAATAAGTACTCCAGGCGGTCAGGATTTTACACTGCCTACAACTTATCCTAGTGCTACAGTTGATTTAACATCAACAAGTGGTGGTCAATTAGGTTATGGAACGGCTAATCCTATTGTTCAAAATATGTCTACATCAACAGGTAAAATTGCAGAACGTTTTTGTGATAAAATAAGAGTAAATAATGCATCTAGCACTGTTGCAAATGCAACATTAAGTGCTTTACCATCTGATGTAACAGACGTATCAAGCATCGTTAGAACTCAAGTAGATTTTGCTGGAGTATGTTTTGTGGGAACAGCTTTACCACATGTTCAACTTTTAGATGCTAGTAATAATAATGTTATAAATTCTAATTTATATGAGCAATACAGGTACTCTGAATCTTACTCCGGTGGTAGTGGAACTACAAATAATAATGTTGAGACTACTGCCTCAAATAATGGGTTCAAATTAAATTATACTCAGACTGTAAAAGGAGCTGCTAAAAGTGGAGAAATTTTTACAAAAACTACCAATGAAGATAACTTAGCTTTAATGTGCGGATATGTTATTGTAAATCAATATAATTTATCAGATGGAGCTGGAATAACTAACAGCGGCATTTTAATAGAAAGCAATATTAATTATAATTATAATGGAACTTACACTGATTCAGGCAGAGGTTGTATGGTTCATAAATGGGCTAGATATTTTAATACAAGTGGAACTACTATTAATCCATATACACAAGTTAAAATTTATGACACTAATGGAAACAACATTAATGAAGGAATATTTGTTTCATACTCTCATATTAACGTAAATAAATAAGGAATAAAAATGACAGTTAGAACAGAAAAAATACAATCATTAACAGGATCAGCTCCTTTAACTTTGCCTAAAACTCTTCCCTCTTCAAAAACAAATTTAAAAGTAGATTCTTCAGGTAATCTGACCACTAGTTCAGTTTCTCCTACTTTTTCATCTTTAGGTAAAGCTGGTGAAACAGGATGGGTTCTTTTAGGTAGTACACAAACAAATGATTTTAGTAATGGATGTGAAGTAAGTATTGAAGGAAGTGGATATAGTGGTTCAGATATATATATGTATAGAATAGAATTTGATATTGAAGGTAATAGATCACAAAATAGTGGTAATAATTTTATGATAGCTCCTTATGCTGGAACTACAAATATATCAAACGCTTATTTTAGCTATAATGGTTTTTATAATAGAAATAATAGCACTGGTAATGGGGCTTATAATACTGGAGCGCAAACTGGTACATATAATGGATATGAAATGTATTTTGCTAGTAATTTTTCTGGAAACTCAAATGGTAGTTATGATTATGAAAGTATGTTTGATCCAGCTGGAGGAAATGAAAATTATTCTTACAAGGGTGGTATGAGAGGTAATATAAGATATTACAATGGTGCCGGAATGAGAGCTTTTCAAATAGATCCTGTAGGTTTATATTGCGATGAATGGAACTCCTCTTACTATAACAACAGTCAAGGATATTATTTTAAGCAAATTTTTAGAAAAGGACAAACTAAGTACAATAACGCAACAAATTCTTCATTTGCAGATAAATTTAGAATACATAATGCAAGTTATTCAGGTGGTAATAACGGAGCAGGAAATTCCTCTTTTTTTCAAAGAGGCATGATGACTCTTTATGGAATACCAAAAACAGGTTAAGGAATAATAATATGTCAACATTAGCAACAAATAAAATAGGAACATTAGCTGGTACAGCTGATATGTCTTTACCAACAACAAGACCTTCTTCAACAAAATCAGCTTTTTTAGATAGTGCTGGAAACTTAACATTTGAAGAAACGTCTATTCCAGTAGAATTTTTTGTAGCAGACGGGACAGCATTTGTTTCTTCTGTTCTAGTAGATACAGCTTACTTAACAAGTGCTGGTTACCCAGCAAGCGTTTTTACTAATGGTGGCGGTGTTTCATCCTTCATATATGGGGTTAGATTAGGTATGTGGAATTTATCAGACGCAATTAAAACAAATTATCTTTTTCAAAAAAATTTAAGATGGTTTGAGTTAAATGCTTGGGGTAATGGTAATGCTGATAATAGCTCATATTGGTGTCTAAATATATTAAATCCTAGTGGAGGCATGTTGTATACTCAAAACCAATCTATGGGGCAAAAACATTTTTCTTTAGACGGTAATACTAGTACTAGTCAGGGAGGAAATATGACCACGCAAACATGGTACTCTGGAGCCGCAGGAACCAATCAATATGGAGGTATTTTGTCTTCTAGGTCACTTAATTCTGGAAGCACTGAGCCATCTCCTTGGAGTGTGAGAACAAGAATAAAAGCTGCTGTTAATTATGGTTTTAGAATAGATGCTGAAGGAACTATTAGTAATTCTAATTCTTATGGTCCTGACTATACCTACAAAACATGGTGTCCTAGAGTTGATCAAAATATAGATGATACAACTTTAACTAGAGGTGGTCCTTGGGGTGATTTTGGTGGTTTTTATTTTGGAACTAGTCAAGAGAATTCAGATTATGCACCAGCTGCACAATTTGGGTCTTTTGTTTTAAAAGCTCAAATAAAACCAACAGCAGTTGTTTTAACATAGAGAGGATTAGGATGGCTTTACCAACAAAAAAAACTTTAACTAGAGGAAAAGTAAGTGTAAGAAACGAAAACTTTGAAAGAGTTTTGGTTGATGAAAGTGATGAAGAATTAGCTCTTCGTCAAAGTTTGCATAATGCATATATAGAAAATTATGTTGAAAATACAATTAATAGTTTTAACACTATGATTGATGACGTTCATAAGTCTTTTGATTGGACTCAGTTGGTTGACACCACTTTAACAGAAGACTCTCAAAAAAAATTTACAGATTATAGAGCTAATTTAAAAAAAATAGGAAAGAAATATTTTAATGCTAAAAACGAACCTTTAGATGTTAAAGATAATTTTTGGAATGAAGGTTTTCCTATGGGAACTCTTATTCCAGAACCACCAACCCCAGAATATAAACCAGAAGAAGAAGAAGAGGAGTAAAATCAAATACTCGTATTTTCTTAAAGAATAGGATAATATAAAAAAATGTTTGGTTTTAGTTCATTTGCACAAGATACCTTTGCATCATCAGGGTCAGGTCCTGTTAGTGTTACCGTTGATGCGACTGGAGTTGTTGGCACACTTACATTAGGAAATGAAACAACATCATTTGACATGGTGTTTGATGTTACAGGATTTAATTTACAAACATCACTGGGAACTCCTCTTGTATTCGAGGGTACCACTGCAACTATTACACCTTTAAATGCCTTACAGTCATCTCTTGGAAACATTACTGTCTTCACAGGAATGTTTGTTAATGTAAACAATACAAATCTTTTAATGACAGCAGAACTTGGTAATGCTGAAGCCAATTTACCTGTTCTTATAAATGCTACGTCACCAGGTGCTTTAACAGCTAATTTAGGTCAAGAAACAGTTATTGCTGGTAGTGTTACAGCTAAACCAAGACAAGATGAAACATTTAATGTAACCGTTGCAAATGGTGGTAGTGGTAATGTTTATTACATGAATTACTTTAAGCAGACTACCGTTGATAGTTTGCATCCTCCATTTACATATAGATTTGATCAATCTGATTCTAGCAATGGTAATCATCCTTTAAGATTTTCTACAGTACCTGATGGTACACACGCAAGTAATGAAACATTTACCATTACCGTACAAAATGTTAATGGAGCAAATAAGTATTTTGTTAATGGCGTTCAACAACAAATGCCTATTGCCTTAAAAAAAGGCTCAACCTATAAATTTGATCAATCGGACAATACTAACAGTAATCATCCATTAAGACTTTCTACAACAGATAATGGCACTTGGGCTGGCGGATCAGAATATACTGACGGAGTTACAGTAGTAGGAGTACCCGGTCAAACTGGTGCTTATACACAAATTGTTGTAGCTAATAACGCTCCGTCTCAACTTTATACTTATTGCACTAATCATAGTGGTATGGGCTTTGGTGTTCCAATTACAGAAGGTGTTGAGTATACAACAGGAGTTGTTAAAAACGGTGTGCCGGGAAATCCTGGTGCTTATGTAGAGATAACACTAGCAGATGATACACCACAGCTGTATATATATTGTCAAAATCATAGTGGAATGGGCTTTAAGCTTGATCAAGATTATAATGCTGAAATTATTGGAACAACTCAATTAAATAGTGTAATAATACAATCATCAGTATTTATTCAGGTTACAAATGCTGATTTAGATACATTTGCTGAACTAGCGGATGCATCAACGATAATAGTTTCTGGTTCGGCATTAGTAAGTCCAACAGGCGTGTCGGCTACAGGATTTATTTCTTCGAGTGACCCAGCTGTTAATGTTTGGGCCGTTATAAATGATTCACAAACGCCTGGATGGACGGAGATAGCAGCATAATGGCAAGTACATATTCAAATTCTTTACGATTAGAACTTATGGCAACCGGAGAACAAGCTGGTACTTGGGGTTCAACTACTAATAGAAACTTAGGAACTTTGTTGGAACAAGCAATTTCTGGTGTAGAAACAATAACAATTACTGGAAATACAACTCTTTCAACTAATAACGGACAAGTAGATCAATCAAGAAATGCAGTTTTAGAAGTTAATGGGTCAATAGGCTCTGCTGCTTCTATATTTATTCCTGCTCAAGAAAAAATATATATTGTTAAAAATTCTACAGTAGGTGGTCACGATATAAATGTACAGGTTGCTGGACCTACAGGTTCTGCTGTAGCTATTCCTAATGGAAAAACAGGTATTGTTTATAGTACAGGGTCAAACGTTAATTTAGCTTCTAATTTTGCAGATACTTTTGATATGGGTAATATACGCATTACAGGAAATACAATTAGTTCTACTAATACAAATGGTAATATTGCTATTGAACCTAATGGTAATGGCACCGTAAATGTAAGTAAAAATTTAAACGCTGCAAGTAACTTTACAGTAACAGGAGTAACAACTCTTAACGGAAACACAACAATTGGTGATAATACATCTGATATAACAACAATTAATAGTAACACTATAACTACCCCTAATGGTCTAAATTTTGACACAAACACTCTTGTTTTAAATCAAGCAAATAATCGTATAGGTATAGGCCAACAAAATCCTTCATCTTCACTACATGTTTCTGGAAGAACTATAACGGATGACTTAACTATTGGTGGTACTGGTGGTTATCAATTACCAAGTAGTTCTGGAACAACTAGTCAAATCTTACAAATGAACAGTTCTGGTAATATGCAATTTGTTGATATTGGTAGTATTGGTGCATGGTCTACTGTAGGAAAAGCTACTAGTGCTGGTGCAAACTCTATGACAGTTTTTAGTGCTACAAGTTATGATATTTATTGGGCTGTATTTAGACTTCTTTATGATACTTCTATCGCCACTGATTTTAGAGTTGGTTTAGTAGATTCTGGGGGAACAAGAGTTTCTGCTAGTAATATATTTAATAATAGTTATATCTATCAAGATGTTTCCAGTGCTGGAACTGTTAGCTCTACAGCTGTTAAAGTTTCTGGTGTTGCTGATGCTATTATTGCCTCATCACCCGCTCCAAGTTCAAGCACAGAAGTTGTTGTCGAAGGTACAGTGTATTTAGTGCGTGCGCCAGGATATAGCACTGGTCAAAACTATTATGGAAATGCTCAAGCAACTTCTACAAAAGACGGTGGTGCTTCTGGCAATATAGATCAAACAACTCAGAGTTATTTTAAAGAAGCATCTGCAAACTCTACTGCTGTTTTTGGTTTAATATTTACACAACAAGGTGGTAATACTTTAAAATCAGGATCTCGTGTAGATGTTTATGGTGCATCTTTCCCATCATAAGGTGACTAATGGCGTTAGAAAATATACAGTTTAAACAAGGTGTTGTAAAAGATGGCACACGTTACACCAATAAAGGCGGTTGGTACGATTCAGATAAAGTAAGATTTCGTTATGGTTTTCCAGAAAAAATAGGTGGATGGGAAAAAAGAGGTAACTCAACTTTTCAAGGCATTTGCCGTAGTTTAAATCAGTGGGCTGCTATTGATGGTTCACAGTTTATTGGTGTTGGAACTAATTTAAAATTTTATATTTCTGTTGGTGAAGCTTATAATGATATCACACCTATTCGATCAACTGGAAACATTAACAATCCTTTTACAACAACAAGTGGATCAACCTTAGTAAATGTTACCGATACGGGACATAATGCTCAAGCTAATGACTTTGTTACTTTTTCTGGGTCAAGTGCTGTTGGTGGTATAGCTGCCGCTGATTTTAACAAAGAACAACAAATTGTAACTGTTATTGATAATGATAATTATACAATAAATGTAGATAATGCAGCTAGCTCTAACGCTGGACCTGGCGGTGGAACGGTTACAGCGACGTATCAAATAAACACAGGATCAACAGATTATACAGCTGGTGTAGGTTTTGGAGCTGGTTTTTGGGGTGGAACACAAATAGGTGTTGCGACAACAGTTTCTACAGGAACTACATCTAACTCTGCAACTACAATAAATGCATCATCTACAACTGGTTTTACAACAAACGGAACAATACTTATTGGAGAAGAATTAGTAACTTACACAGGAAAAACAGCTGGAAGTTTTACAGGTTGTACACGAGGTCAATCTGGAACTACAGCAGCTTCTCATAGTGCAAGTACAACTATACAACAAGCTGATACTTTTATTGGATGGGGTAATGCGGCAACATCATTGACTGATGGTCAACAATTACGTTTATGGGGTAAAGATAATTTTGGTGAAGATTTAGTCTTTAACGTACAAAATGGTGGTGTTTATTATTGGGATAAATCAACCAATGTAACATCAAGAGCAATACCTTTGTCTACTATACCGGGTGCTGATTCTCAAGCACCTACTTTTGCTACACAAGTTCTTGTAAGTGAATTAGGAAAACATGTTGTTTGTTTAGGGGCCAATCCTGTTGGCTCAACAACGCAAGACCCTATGTTAATTAGATGGTCTGACACAGAAAATCCATCTACATGGGAAGTTCTTAATGGTAATTCCGCTGGTGATTATAGATTATCTTCTGGCAGTAAAATTATTGGAGCAATAAAAACAAGACAAGAAATTATTATTTGGACCGACACTTCTTTATATGCCATGTCTTATACTGGTACTAACTTTGTGTTTAGTTTTAGTTTAATAGCTGAAGGTACTTCTATTATTAGTCCTAATGCTGCTGTTAACGCTAATAACGTTATTTACTTTGCTGACAATGAAAACTTCTATGTGTATGACGGCAGTGTTCGTACGCTTCCATGTACTGTAAGAAATTATGTTTTTGATGATATTAATATATCACAACGTTATAAAATATTTGCTGGTCGTAATGAAAACTTTAATGAAGTTTCTTGGTATTATCCAAGCGCTGACTCTACTGAAGTAAATCGCTATGTTACATTTAACTATGTTGATAATACTTGGGTTGTAGGAACTTTAGACAGAACTGCTTGGGATGATGTAGGAACGTCAGTAACTAATCCAATTGCTGCTGGCACAAATAACTACTTATATAATCAAGAAACAGGTGACGATGATGATGGATCACCTATGATAGCCTTTATAGAATCAAGTGATGTTGACATAGGTGCTGGTAATCAAATTATGTTTATAAGACGTATTTTACCTGATGTATTTTTTTACGGAACAAATGCTACTCAGTCTTTAGATTTAACGGTAAAAGTTAGAGACTTTGGCTCTAGTTTAAATCAACCAACAACAGACCAAACATTTACTTTTCAAACAAACGCTTCTAATACTGGAGATACTGGAAGCCAAGAATTATATTCACGCATAAGGAGTAGACAAGCTATCTTTAAGTTTGAAACAAATACACTAGGACAGCAGTGGAGACTTGGCGGAATACGTTTAGATATGAGAGCGGACGGCAGAAGATGACACAAGTACCTGAACAAGTTCTTACTAAAACAACCTTATCATTGCCAGGAGATGCATACGAACAGTCTTATTTTCGTAGGTTAGTTGGTGATATTCAAAGAATTTTTAACAGTATACAGACACCTACGGAGGCAAGAGAATCATCTGAAAGTTTTTCTTGGTTTATTAATTAATGGCAAGTGCTTACTTAAATGTTGTTAAAAATGGTTTAAGTTCTGGTAATACGGATATTTATGTTTGTCCAACTGGTGGACAAGCTATCATTAAAGTAGTAAATATATATAATACCACTGGTGGTGCTGTTAATTCTACTGTAAGTGTCTTTGACAGTTCTACAAACACGACAGGTATATGGGATACGAGTTCAGTTGCTGCAACAACGCAAGAAGGAGTTCTTCAAAACGGAGAAGTTATTAACCTGGAAGCAGGTGATAAATTAATAATTAATGCTGGTACAGGAACAGCACTAGATGTTATTGTATCATTATTGCAGATAACGTGAGGATTTCATGAGCTGGATAACAGATTTATTTACTGACATAGGAACATACGGAAGAGAATTTATAGACCCTGAAAATCTCGCTAAATCTTTAGGAACAGCTGGTGTCATGTCTTTATTTGGTGGCAACAGTGATGATTTCGCAAGAAACTTTTTAATGACTAACTTAGGAAGAACTATTGGCGGAGTAAGAAAAGGTAAAAAACCAACACCTAAAAGTTTATTACAACAATACAATCAATTAACTCCTACTCAAAAACAACAATATGTAAGTAATTTTGAGTCTGGCAATCTTTCTGAAAAACAATTTAATGATTATAAAAATCTTTTTGGAGGTCAAGGTTCGGGAACGTCTTACGAAGATTATGTAAAAGTATATGGTAACAAACCAGCATTAAGCGGTCCTCCTCCTATGAATCCTGATCCATTTAATCAAAATCAAGACCCTTATGGCGGTTCATTGCAAAACGCATCTTTTAGTCCAGCTAGTCAAACAACAATATCAGGTGGTAGCGAGGTGGCTGAGGTTACAAATTATGATCCTGCTGGTTTATTTGGTAGTTCGGCGCCAACAACAGGGATTGCATCTGTGCAGCAACAAGGTCCAATGGGAACACAATTTACTACAGAAAAAGTACCGGGTGGAACAATTTTAACCAACTCTTCTACTGGATTAACAATTTTTTCTGAAGCAGGTACTGGAGCAAAAACTGTTTTAACGCAAGCAACAAAAAAAGCTCCAGGTTTTGGAGAAGGGATAGGATATTTTGCAGACAGGTTAGAAAAATATCCTCAAATAGCAATAGGTGAAGAAATTCTAAAAAAATTAAATCCTGACTATTTTGAAAAAAGAGACTTTCAACAAGAAGCTGAGGATAGAGATAAAAGATTAAGAAATGAATTTAGAAGAGAAACATTAGATCCTGCAAGAGGTGGTTTTTCAAGAACTATGAGAGCAAGGCGTTATGCTTCTGGAGGCATAGCTGACTTACGATCTGGTGGTGCAGCTAATGGTCCAGGAACTGGTACTAGCGATTCTATTCCGGCACGATTATCAGATGGTGAGTTTGTTATGACTGCTGAAGCCGTAAGGAATATGGGTAACGGTTCAAGAGAAAAAGGTACACAAAAAATGTATGACCTTATGAATAACCTTGAAAGGAGAATGTAATGGCAGAGATAGGACAATCAACTCAGTCTTATATGGATCCTGTTAAAAGGGAATTATTAAACTTCTTAGTTCAAGAGTCTATGAACTTAGTTAGCGGTATGCAACCTAAGTTAGATGAGGCTGGTAATATTATTTACAGCACAACACGAAAAGATTCTTTAGGTAATCCAATGCCAGAAATGGAATATATTGGTCGTCCATTTAGTCAAGATGCTGTTACTAGAAATATAGCTCCATTAACTGGTTTAGAAGAATCAGCGTACCAAGCCGCAGGCGCAGGTATAGGGCAATTTCAACCTTATCTACAAGATGCTAAATCCTTATATGGTGAAGCTGGAGCATTACAAAGAGAACAAACACCTTTTATAACAGAAGGAATTTTAGGTACTAGAAAAGGTATGGATATAGTAGAAAGTACCTTACCTATTTATGAAGGGCTTAGAGATAGAAATCCTTTTACAGAAGAAGTTGCTGATAGATTAACTGATAGATTACGAGAACAAGAAGCTGTTCAATTAACAAATTTGGCTAGATCAGCGGCAGAAAAAGGTGCTTTAGGTGGTTCTCGATACGCAGTAGAAAGAGCTAACATACAAGACAACACATCAGAAACTTTAGCAAATTCTTTAGCTAATTTATATAACACTAACTTTCAAAATCAACGTCAAGCTGATCAAGTAGCAGCACAAGGTATATCAGGTCTTGGTAGTACTTATGCAAACATGGCACAACAAGTTACAAATACAGCTGGAGGATATGGTCAGGTAGGGTCTGGTTTAAGTAGTTTAGCCGGAGACTTTACAGGACTAGGACAAGCTGCTCAAAATATGTATGGAAGTGATTTAAATCAAGCAAGAACCTATGGTCAGTCATTAAGAGACTACAATCAAAATTTATTAGATACACGACAGTCTAATCTTTATGCTGAACAATCGTTACCATTCCAGTTATTAGGATACATGTCTGGCGTAACAGGAAGCCTACCAAACAACACTTATTCAATTAATACACCTTTACCAAATCAAGGTGATGCTTATGGAATGGCGTCAGGAATTGCAGGAGTAGGACCGTTTGGCGGAGGTTCTGTATAATGCCTAATTGGAAAAATAGACCTATGATGATGAAGTCTGGCGGTTCTGTAAATAAAGAAACATTAATAGATCTTGCAAAAAGATTACAAGAAGAAAGAGTTGACTTTGGTCCACTTTATTCAAACAAGAAATCTAGAGGAGCCAGATTTGGTGTTAGAGATGGTATTCTTGATCTTATACAAGATAGAGAGTCTGGTAAAAAATCTTTAAAATATTCTAGAGGCCCAGCATCTTTAGAGGCGTATACAGATGATCCTTACGCTGGCTCTGGCGTTAAAGGAAATATAACTTTACGTTTTAATCAAGGAGGAGAAGTTAAAAGTTTTGTGCCTGGAGCTAATCCTTTTAATCCAGAAGATAAAACAATATATATGGACCCCTTTACACGCAATCCAGCTAAATTTCAATTTATGAATGATCGACAAATAAATGCTATAATAAATACTCATCAAAGAA